TCACTCGCTATATGTGCATTGAACGCCACAAACTTTTTCCACGAACCGGCAGAGTTCAGAAGCGCCTTCTTCAACCGAATCGAACGGATCCGAAAGATAGGCCGACTCCCCTTTCTCCCCGAATAAATGCCGAAAGTCGGGCTTAACATCAACAGAGGTGAAGCGTTTTAATGTCGCACGGTTACAGCGGAAACGGTAAAACCTGCCGCTGCGCTGGAGCATATGGATGCCGGTAGAAGTCCGGCCTGCATTTTTAAGCAGATTTTTCATTTTGGGGTTCCCCAAAGATTTCGATAAATTCTTGCCAGCGCACCGCCAGACGTTCTATGTCCAGTTCCCACACCTGCGGCGCGATCACCTTCCCTTCATATTCCTCCCACTCAATGCCGGGCGCAAAGTGCACGCCGAGGCTTTCCGGATTGATGGTCATCAGCCCACGGTCAAACAATTTGTGGAACGTCGGAGCCATCAAGATGCCGTTGCTGGGGTTGTTCCGGATGCCGTGTTGAATGTGAGCTGCTTCCAGCACGCCGCCGAGCTTCTTGCCGGAGATCGCGCAGCGGTCGCCAAAGTTCTCAAAGCAGTATTCACGGAAAGTTTTCTGCTTCGCCGCGTCGCGCTGTTTAACGGTGCGCTCCTGCACGCTGCCCACCAGCTCAATATCCGCCATTTTGAAGCGTTTTTCGGATTCCGGCTGCTCGTCGGTCGGCTTATCGTCTTCCGGCGCTGCTGGTGGAGTTTCCAGTGCGGGAATGACGTCATAAAGCTCTGTCAGCACCCCTTCCCTCACCCAGTCGGCGTTATCCTGCACCCAGGTATAAAAACCATTAACCACGGAATCGACAGACATAAAATCGCGGGTGCTCAATGAAGCGACAATGAAGGCGTTTAAATACTTCATATGGTGCTCAGGCACGCGGGCAACTACCTGCGGGTTTTTGCAGAGAATGGCGGCGCGGTGCTCGCGTTCTTCTTCTGCGGCCTTTTCGGCGCGAGTCATATCTTTCTGGCGCTGTTCTTTGTGATATTCGTACATCGCAGCCAGGAACGTTTTCTTTTGCTGCGAAACAGCTTCATTCCGGGCTTTTTTCTGGCGTTCTCTTTCTGCCTGGGCGGTGAGCTCATCCAGGTGTTTTTGCGCGGCGATGGCTTGTGTGCTGTAGGTTTCATTCGGGAAATATTCCTGAATGATGTGCGCAGGTACCAGATTCACCATGCCATCACGAGTGCGGTAGTTCATCAGGTCGGAAATAATCCGGGTGCGCATCCAGCTTTTTGACGGCTTAAGGGCGTCCTGCCACATACGATGTTTCATCGCGGGAGTGAACGGCTTGCCGTCGTCAGCAGTAGCATCGTTAAATTTCACGTAAGCCAAATACAGCGGATGGATCTGCACCAGAAAACGCATCTGCCATACGTCGTTTAAAAAGGCGAACTTCGCCACCAGCACAACCATATCGCGGTAACGTTCGGTACCGCGTGTGATGTTCAGATAGTCCAGCACCTGCTGAATTTCGGGGGTAATCATTGCCTGGCTCATGCTCGCAGCTCTCAGACTGACAGATCGTTAAAACTGATTTAGGGTTTACATCCACTGAAATGATTCGGAAGGTGCTGTACTGCGCGTCATTTTCAAAAACTGGGAATTACGCAATGGATAACGATCCGATCGCCGCTTCACACAAATCCTTATCACCGGATTCAACCATGCAGAGTGGTGTAATGGTTGACTAAATTTGGGAACTCTCACCGCTATCAGTTGCAGTAAGTCTGGTTACCGTACACCTGGCAGGTGCTGGTGTTGCCGTGACCGTCGTTGATATACGTTGTATTACCGTATGTTTGCGCTGTGGTGCCGTTGCTGCCATAAGTGGTGTTGCCGTATGTTTGGTAAGTAGTGCTCTGGTTACCCTGGTTCACGTAGGTTGTGTTGCCATAGGTTTGAGCAGTCGCACCGTTGCTACCATAGGTGGTATTGCCATACGTCTGCATGGTGGTACCGTTACTGCCGTAAGTCGTATTTCCATAGGTGCTGTAGGTGGTATTTGCGAAAGCAGATAAGGATGCAGCAAAGGTGACAGCAACAATGGCTGCTTTAATAAGTTTCATGGTATTTCCTGTAATAATAGAAGCAAGCAACTACCGATAAGATTAACCCTTTATTTGGCTTAATCTATTTCGGATTGAATTTCTGTTATTGCGAATGCATCAATTAAAAGGCCCACGCAAGAACGTGGCTAACAATCAAATTAGTCAGGATACTAATTTTAGTAACAGGTTCCGCCTGCATGATGACTGCCAGTACCGCCGTGTGGATGGGTCCCAGCAGGGCAGGCATTAGCCGAACCAGTGAATGCTGCTACCGCCAGAATGGCAATCAGGATAATTTTTTTCATTTTTCGCTATCTCATTTTTTAGGAGATTCTCCGGCACTGCGGAGAATGATATTTATCTGCCTTGCATAGTAGTTTCGTACAACAAAGCTGCGCAAATTTACGGCTGCTTTTTCCCAGCAGCAACTGAAAAAATATACTCATTGAGAAAAAAGCACGGAACCCTGAGAAAGCAAAACTCTTTAGCTATTCGTGCTTTGAAAAGTTGTTTCAAAATCGACACAGCGTTAACAAACGTAGGCGGAAATGCCCCAACGTCCGTAAACAAATCTGCTCGTTGCTAATCGATTGCCAACTAGCCGCGCGCGCCACGCACCTACTATGCATAAATGGCACAATCTCGAGCCCCTCTTGTGAGCAGTATCAGGGCGAACTAGAATGTAGGCATCAACTATGAGGCTCTACCCATGACAAAGAAAACAGCGCATCCTTTGGTCACTAAAACGCAGCTTTTCCGCACCGTTGCCAGCTCTACTGCAATTGAAACCGGCGTTTCTGTGGAGAAAATCGAGAAGCAGCTCAAGCGCTTTCAGGCACAGGCTAAAGCGGTTGGTTTGGCTCGTTAATCAGGCAGAATATCGCTAACCAACCGGATCATGGGGGCAAAGTTACCTGACACACCAGCCTGAATCGCCTTGAAGTAAAATGCTTTATGCTCATCCCATAAGCTGTAATCCAGCACCCCAACACCCGCCTGAACCGCCAGTACATCAAAAAGTAAGCGCGACAAACGCCCGTTACCTTCCCGAAAGGGATGGATCAAAATAAATTCCACATGGCATTCAGCCAAAAAACCAGCCAGCTCGGCGCGAGACAGTGTGTTCAATTCCGTGAAGCGGGAAAGGTATTGTTTTTCAAAGCCTGCGATCAGCAATGGGATCCTGTCCGCTGCAGCAAACTGAAACCCATCTTTTGCAAGGTTCGCGTGACGGAGCTTTCCAGCCCAGTCGTAGACATTACCTAGCCATTTGCGGTGCCACTCGCGAATATGCTCAAAACTCAAGGTTGCTGGTGGTTGCTGGCTAATAAATAGCTGCTCATACAACATGAGCAGCAGCCCAGATTCCAATGCATCCATTTCAGCCACGTCGAGAATGTCCAGCTTGTTCGCTAAAACTAAATCACCAGAGCCCGGCTGATACCGCTCTTCTGCTGAATTAAGCTCATATTTTGACAAGCATTACCTCCGTCCGAACAAGTTCACGACATTGTGTTCCTGCTGTCGTTGATAGGAATTGACCCTGTCTTCCCAAACCTCAAGCGCCCTGAGTTTCTCTGACAGATAATCATAACGATCATAGTGTTTCGAGCTGACATCATTCAAAGCGTGATTCTGGATACGGTCGCGGATCTCTTTGCTGATTCCTGCTTCCCCCATCAGAGTCTTGCAGGTGCGGCGCAAATCGCGGGCGGTGAAGACCTTAAACTCAGGGTTAAACGCGCGGAAATACATGATGGACCGCGCCAGGCTATCAGTACGTACTGGCCGCTCACCGTTGGTCGACAGAGGAAAAATATAGGGACTGTTGCTTTCCTTTGTCAGCTCTTTCACCGAGACTAATTCCTGTAATGCCGATTCAGTCAGCGGGATCAGATGCTCACGCTTATTTTTCGATACATCTGCAATGACTAGGAGTGTTTTTTGCTGCCAGTCGATCGCACTCCATTGGCTGGCAATCATTTCGAATGGACGCTGCCCACCAGCATATACGCAGAAGCGAATCAGGTGTTGCATCAGTGGCCCAACGTTTGTGGCCTGTGCGAACTCCTCCATGACAAAGCGCAGTTCTTCCAGCGTCAGCCATGTATCACCGACTTTCTCCGCCGAGGACTGCTTCGGTATGGCTGATACCGGATTCACTGCAAGACCGAACGTGATACCCACGCTGGTATTCATCGGATCGTTATCCGCTTTCAGACCGTAATTAAACGCGGCCATCAGATACGAGCGAATCCGATTAGCATGGACCACAGCATCACGTTGGATAATGCTTGAGAGGATAGTTTTGATCTGCAGAGGTGTTACATCCTTCGCTTTGGTTTCACGAGGGATAACCGTGTAGCACTCTTTTTCAAGACGCTTCAACACATCAGACCAGGTCCGCTTATTGTCGAGCTTCATCTTGTTAACATAGCCATGCACCAGTTCTTCGAACGATCCCTGTGAACGATGTAGCTGCATGATGTGCTGCTCGGCCAGACGTTGTTGCTCAAGCTCTTGCTGCGGCTCTTTGCCCTCAATAAGCCATGCGCCATACTTTTTCGCCAGCTCATTGGCCGTCACCAGTTTCATCTCAGGCCAGATACCCAACTGGATAAACTTCTCTTTCTTGCCTTTATCAACGTAATAACGGAAATAAAAAACTTTGCTACCCGAAGGCTGCACTTTTACACCAAGCCGCCCTGCGCCACGTTGGCCGCTATTGCTCCACTCATAGTAGGACGTACTTTTAGGTTTAAGCCCGCGTATTGCCGTATCTGTTAAATGCGTTGCCACGTCATCACCTGTTCATTTTCGCTTACCTGACCCAATCAAATTTTGGATCAGGTAATGGGTCAGGTAACGATATTACTGCCGTAAACATTCATGAACAAATCAAAACGACGACAAAGCCACAACACCATGATTTAAAGCAATTTAAGGTACAAACCAGAACAAATCAGAACGTTTGAGAAAACAGGCATTCTATGACTCATAATCGCTTGGTCGCTGGTTCAAGTCCAGCAGGGGCCACCAAATTTTAGCTGTAGAATCATATAATTAAGCCACTCTCGCGAGTGGCTTTTTTATTGGTTTTTTTCAACGGTCGGAAGCGAAGCCGCTAACCGTGGGCCAGCGAAGCCGTTCGCGCATTCCCGGCATCTCCAGGGGTTGCGATCAGACGCTCCACGGACTCCATCGTCACGAATGTACAGCTGCAGTCAACATTGGTGCACTGGTGATAGCGCTCTTTGGTGTTTTCACTTAAATAGCGACTGGTACGCGCATGCGCGGAATGCTTGCACTTAGGACAATGAAACATGTACCCCTCCGTTTAATTCACATTTTGTGAATTAATAATACTCAAAAGAAACGTAAAGGCAAATTAATTACTCACTGTCGACAGAAAATTTTTCGTCGGTGGCGTTCAACTCGAGGTTAAGCCTGGTGGTAAATCCGCTCTCGCTGAGGGTATGAACCACCTCGCTGATGATCCACGCCTGCTCGTCAATGACGCGTTTAAAACCGTTTACAAGCACCGGCGTTTCGGGAAACAGATCGGCTCGCCCCAGCGCCAGCTGGATGGAAAATTTCACGGTCCCCCGCTGGAGCGCACGCCACTTTGCCTCTGCTGCTCTAAGCGCCTGCTCTTCAGAGGCGTAGACCGTAGTGAGCTCAAACACGTTCTCCGCCGATCCCACCAGCATCTCCTGCGGCTTCTGCGCCTTGTCTCCTGCTCCCGCTGTCGGCGCGGCGGCCTCCGGGTGCATTAATGCCTCTGGCACCTGCCCCTCAGGTAACCGATTAATACTCAATTGAGGATTTTGTTTTTTAGGATCGCGCGTTTGCAGCCATTTGGCCGTCACGCCAGAATAGTTTTCACGATCGGCGACGGAAAAAAGATGCCGGTCGCCATCCCCACGTTCAATCACCATCAAGGGAATCGTTTTGCCGCTGGCCGTCACGGCCTGGCCCGCTTTCATAAAAATAACTTTCCCGGCCTTAATTGAAACAAAGGCACCGTTGCGTTCGGCCAGGCGGGTGAGAAACGCCGCGTCGGTCTCCTGAGACTGATCGATATGCGAAATGGTGATAGACGAAAGTCCCGCCGCGACGCTAGCGGTCAACTGGTTACGCTGTGCGATAGTATTAACGATCGCGCCGATCGTCGTGTCATGCCACGACTGCTCGCGCCGCACGTTTAGCTTCCCGCGAAAATCCGCGCTGCATCCCCGTATGGTCAGCTTGTCCGGTGCGCCCTGAAACTCAATGGTATCGATCGTAAAGTTCCCTTTCGGCTCAAGCGGGGTTCCTTCCCATCCCAGCCATAAGGTGAGCGTAGCCCCCCGGGCAGGCAGCGTTAGCAGTCCGTCGGAATCATCGAGTTGAATATCCAGCTGATCGGCCTCCAGCCCGCGTTTGTCGGTCATGGACAAGCTGATAAGACGAGGACTGACGTTTTGCGTGATATCACGATCGTCAAGCTTGAGCATAAAATCAGGGGCGATTTTCCCACCCGCCCGGATATTCATTTCGGTGATCATCCCACCAGCCCTCCAATGCTATTGCGTGCGCTCGTCACCAGCTCTTCAGCCTGCGTTCTCAGGTCGCCAAACATCGCCATTAGCGATTCGTCCACGCGTTTCAGCTCCAGCGTAAAATTAATTTTTCGCGCAGTGCCATCACTGTAAAAATCCGAATGCGTATGCGTGACTTTCTCAATGATAAACATGCCGTGAATGATGCCGGTGCCATCTATCAGCGGCCATGCCCGCCCTTCATTTGCCATCAGCTCAAGCGCCTTAAGAGAAAGCCGCCCTCCCGTGAGCTCCGGGTAAAGTAATCCGGACAGGCTGAAGGAGGTCTCACCTTCGCCAAGATACTGCCAGGCTTTAGGCTTCCCGATGCGATCGTTGGATGCCCAACGATAGCCCTTTGTAAACTGCATTGTCTGATACGGTAAGGTTCGTCGTTCAAAGACAAACAGACCCAGCACCATTAACATTTTCTCTCTCCTCAACCGTACGTAAAGCTGGCTTGCTGCTTTCTCGCTTTCTCACGTTCACTGTTTTCTATTGCCTCCTGGATTTGACGAGTCAGATCCGTTCCGGAGGCCACGCTTCCCTGCAGCGTAATGTTGTATTCGCTTTTACTCTGATCGACGTATGAACGCCCTCCCGCGGCAGCCGTTGGCTGGTATCCCATGAAGCCGCCGTAAACCGGTGACGTCGGGTCCCAGGCACTGCCGGCATCAGCAGAAGATGTGTCTGCTTTCGGCACGACCGGGTCGATATTGCCCGACTCTTTTTTGATGACGCCGAGTTTCTCCAGCAGCCAGCTGGCCTTGCCGCTCAGGCTGTTAAAGAGATCAAGCGGAGCCATTAGCGCATTTCCCAGCGCCTGGCCGAACGCCACGCCAATATTTTTGCAGCTGTCGAGCGTTTCCTGCGTCGCCTTGATCGGCGCAATCAGATCGGTGAACCATTGCCAGATCCCGCTCAGTTTTTCTGCGATGAAATCAAACGCCTTTAACAGCGGGGAGAACAGCTCGCCCAGCGGTGCGAAGGCCACAGAAAGGCCCTCAATCACACCGCCAAAGAAGGCGCTGATGGGCTCCCAGTATTTAAAGATCAGCAAGGCACCGACGGCAATCGCCGCGCCAAGGGCAATAACCGGCCAGCTAAGGGCTCCCAGCACCGTCATGATGGTGCCCCCCACCACGCTGAATCCCGTACCCAACATTCCTGCGGCGGTGATGATCATATTCAGGCCAGACAAAACCGGCGCGACGACCATGCCTAACCCACCCAGTACGCCTGCAAACGCCTGCGCGCCGATAACGACGCCGACCAGGCCTTGCGTCAGCTCAGGGTTAGCGTTCGCCCAGAGAGAGAGCGTACCGAGCCACCCCGTTGCGGTAGTGGTCAGGTTGCGTAAAGCGCCATCCGATTGTTCAAATACATCAATCTTCAACCCGTTCAACGCGGCCTGGAACCGGCTGATGTCGCCGTCAAGATTATCGGTCTGAACGGAAGCCGCGAGCGCGGAACTGCCCTTTGCCCCCTGCAGCTGCTGGCGTTTTTCATTAAGCGATCCATCACCCGCAGCGGAAGCCAGCACCCCCGTGGCTTTTATGGCATCCGGCGTCTGAACATGGCGCAGCATTGCGCTGAGCGCGTCCCCGGCAGCGGCACCTTTCATCCCTTTTTCCGCCAGGACGCCAAGCAGCGCGGTGGTCTCTTCAAGCCCCATACCGGAAGCCTCCGCAGCGGGAGCAGCGGAGGTGACGGCGGCCTGCATCTCCGCGAGGCTGGTCTTCGAAGAGGTAAAACCGCGCGTCAGAACGTCTGCGATGCGCCCCGCATCCTTATCGGCCAGGCCATACGCGGCCTGCGTACTGGCGATCATATCGGCCGCTTTTGCCGCGTCGACATTCCCCGCCAGGCTGAGGTTGACCGCTGGCGCGGTGGCCGCAAGCAGCCCATCGGTGTCAAAGCCGGATTGGGCCAGCTCGCGCTGAGCCAGCGCGACCGTATCCGCAGGGACGCCGGTGCTGGCGCTGACCTCCCGCGCCTGCTGGCGGATAGCCTCAAGCCGGGCGTCGCCCTTCGCCAGACCAAGGTTCGCCTGAATTGCCGACATCTGCTTTTCAAAACTGACGCCGGGAGCCATAAACCGGGACGTCTGGTCAAAGCCAGCTTTGGCCATACCCACGCCCGCATTGGCCAGCTGATGCACCCGCGAGGCCACGCGTTTTCCTGACTCGTAGCGAGTCTGAACGGTACTCAGCCGCTCCTGCTGCTGGCTGACGCGGGCCAGCGCATCACGCTGTCGGTTAAGCTGCTGCGTTTTTTCGCTGATGTGGGTGCGTAAACGACGCTCATCCGACGAGAGCGTGCGCGTGTTTATTCCCGCCTGAGCGAGTTCAGTGCGCTGGCGTTGTACCGCGTAGCGCAGACTGTTGTACTCGAGCTTAAGGTCGGCTGCTGATTTTCGGGCAGCGGACAGCGCATCTGCCTGCGCCTGGGTGGGGTTTTGCGTGTTCTTAAACTGCACCGCCAGCGCCGCTGCCTGCTGTTTCGCGCGCGCAAGCGACTGCTCCGTCACGGTGAGCCGGACGTTTGCTTTCCTGAAGCCATCAATACGCCCCGCCTGCTCATCAAGCGCGCGCAGCGCCGCCTGCGAATCACGGATCTCGCCCTCGAGAGAGAGGCCGGCATGTTGGATAGCCTTGAGCGGTCGGGTGGCCCGGTCAACGGCACTCAGCAGCTCCTGAAGTCTGACATTATTGCTCATGGTGGTTTCCGCTTCGCTGCAGCGCTTTTTCGCGCCATAAGAGGAGTTCGGTCACGCTAAGGGAGTACAGCTCTGACGGCGGCCAATGAAAGATCACCGCGATATCCGCCATCAGATCGTCGACCGACAGTTTTTCGGGAAATTTCAGCGAGCCGAAGCCGGTGACAAAAAACCGACCACCTTACCGGCAAAAGAGAGCAGGTCGGAGGCATCCAGACGCGCAATCTCATGCTCGGTTAATGCGGGAGAGGTCATCCGTGGCAGTACCTTAATCAGGGCATCCACATCGGATTGCGCCAGCGACGCCAGCGAGACACCACGCAGGGTGCCGGCATTGGGTTTGACGACGGTCACTTTTTCGATTTTTTGTTCACCGCGCTGAACGGGGCTATCAAGCATGACGGTGTGAGGATTTTCGCTTTCGTTGATATTTTCCATCTCGTTACTCTCAAAAAAAGGGGAGTAACCGGCCAGCAATTCTGGCCGGTTAAGAAGTTACAGGCCGATGGCCTTACGATGTTCCGCCAGACGGTCGACGCCGTCGACTTTCAGCACCATGTTGATGATGTCAATCTCGATGACCTCTTTGCCATCAATGGTGAGCTGGTAATAAGCACACTCGGTCGACATCTTGGTGGTGCCGCTTTCACCCTGCTTGTTCTCACCACCGTCAAACTCTTTGTGACGGCCGCGCATCACAATCTCGACCGCTGAGATTTCACCGGTGTCGTCACGCTGGAAAGAGCCGGTAAAACGCAGCGGCACGCTGTCCGCGCCCGGAGAGGCATACTGCGCCCACAGTGCGACGTCAGGGAGACCGCCGATGGTCCACTCCAGCGCCAGGGCATCATCGTCCAGGCCGAGGTCGACGGAGACCGAGCCCGGCATACCGCCGCCGCGATACTTCTCCAGCTTGCGGGTCAGCTTCGGTAAGGTGACGGACTCAACCACGCCCATGTAGCTCAGGCCATCGTTGAACATATTCAGGTATTTAAGTTTGCGTGGTAACGCCATGCTTCAGCTCCTTAGCTATTAACCGAATCTGACAGGTCTGCCAGATAGGTATCGGTGATGCGCTGGCGCAGGGTCAGGTTTTCCAGCGGCGGGACAGGGGTGTAGTCGTAATCGATATACAGTTTCCCCGCTTTCAGGGTGGATGCGTCGTTCGATTCAGGGTCATACCAGCAGGTGCTGTCAACGATGTAGCCGTTGGTTTTCAGCTCGCGGAACTTGGCGTTAATACCGGAAACGATGTCGCGGATAAGCGTTGGGGTGATGGGTTTATCCATCGCCCACGCATGCGCTTCCGCCATGGTATCGGCCAGCACCTGTGCGGTACGGGTGTAGTTTTCAAAGACGAATAACGGGTCGTCTGAGCAGGTACGGTTGCCCCAGAATTTGAAGCCGTCGTTGCGAATCAGCGTGGTGACGCCAGCCTGGTTAAGCAGGTTCGCATCGGTGGCCTGCTCCTGCAGATCCCAGGAGACGGAGGCGCTTACGCCAGTGACGCCGTTGACGCCCACGTTTGACAGCGTTTTATGCCAGCCCATGGTCTGGTCGATTTTGGCGCGCAGGCCAAGCGCACGGGCGGTTGCCCAGGCCGTTGTCGTTGCGTTCGTGGTGGTATCCCACGCCAGAAAATCAGGGTGGATAACCATCAGCTCGCGCTGGCTGAAGTTTTTGCGGTAGGCGATCGCCTCAGGAATGGTTTTACAGCCCCATGCGCTAACATAGCCAAACGCACGCAGGCTCTGGCACGTCGCGGCCAGCGCGGTGGCCACTTCCAGCGAATCCAGCCCCGGAACGCCGAGAATACGCGGCTTAACGCCGGTGACGGTTTTTGCGGTCAGTAGCGCCTTCAGGCCAGTGTATTTACCGTTTTCGTCGGTGGTACCGATGATGTTAGAGATAGTCTCTTTCTGTGCGGCTTCAGGGTTTTCCGGGTCGTCGATACCTTCAGCAACGCGGACAACCACAACGACCGGTTTGCACTGGTCGGCGATCGCCTGCAGAGAAGCGGACAGCGTCCCCTGTTTACCGGCTTTCGCAATGGCGGATTGCACATTGGTAATGAGCACCGGCTCGTTTAGCGGAAATGTCTGTTCGTCAGCATCGCTGGCCGTACAGACCATACCGATGATTGCCGTCGAGACGGTGGAAATGGTGCGCGTGCCATCGTTGATTTCGATGACTTCCACGCCGTGGTGATAGTCGCCCATCTGTTTAACTCCGTGGTTAAGTGGTGAGGCTATTTTCTCTTGAGCAGAGGAGGTATGAAACGTAATGACGTTGGAGGTAGGGCAGCACAACATACAATAAGCAGTTGAATTGATTCGCCTGGAGCTTTGATCGCTGATGATAATTTTATTGTCTAATAAAACAGCAATGGTTGTTCCAGTGTTACTGGTATAAGAATTTTTTGAGGGAGTATTTTCTTTGTTATAGAAAAGTGCACCTCAATAACGGGATATCCAGCTATTAGGGTGCACTATAAGTTGAAGTTTATTTATTCGCTTAACGGTGATTCAGGCCACTCAATATCCGGTGCTGCATTGACGTCAATTCGGTTTAGGCGAACACGGTACTTTTTCCACTCTGTCAGCAAAATCGTCTCTTTATCAGTAGCCATTTCTAAATCAACAGCATCCTGTAACGGTAAAATGGCCTGAGTCGCAACAGACATCAATTGTGCCTTCAATGAATCGGCATATTGAATAGCTTCTTCTTTTGAGGGCGGAGCTATGTCGATCCACTCCATGCAATTATGATTAATATTGAATCGTGGCGTCTTTCTGTCTGGTGACACCATAAATGACTCATATTCTGAGTCGGTTATTTTCATCAAATCCGAGGGGACGGAAATACCTTGTTCTTCGTACACCTGAACAGTTTCTTCAAGGTAAAAACTACTCTCTGCATTACTAAAATATTTATTCATATCAATAACCCGAGACAATTAACGAAAATGTTCCAGTGCAGTTATGGGTTTCAATTTTCACCTGATTTTTTCCAACCGGAAAGCAAAGATAAAACGAGTCCGAGTTATTGCCCCCAGTACCGTAATAGCTGACTCCCGTCCCCAAAATCCCATTAGGGAATGACGTAGGTAGAGTTACGGTGACGGCGGTGTTGTTACCAACAGAAATCCCTCTTACCGCCTGCATGAAAACAGCACCATTGCCGTGTGTGTAGTAGGCATTGTTATTACCCGTCGTCGTTTTCCCAACGCCGTATCGGGCATCCGATTCTGCTTTGGTATAGGCCTGCCCTGCAGGGGTATAACTGCCTTTAGGCTGGAAACGACCATCACTTTCAGCTTTGGTATACGAATCTCCCACCTTTAACAATGTAACAACAGCGTTACTGGCTTCATGCCTCATATACGGCCTTGACGCATCACCGTTCGCAAAGCCAGCATAGGAGGCACTGTCGCGTAGCAGGAAGCGCGTATCAGCCAGCGTTTTGGTATAAAAACGCCCATCAAAATTAGCAAAACTGCCCGGTATAATTTGTCCTGGCGCAGAAAAATTACCGCTGGTATCCCATTTATAGTTAACATCCTGACCGCCGCTGCCTTTCATGTGCAGATGCCATGAAAGAGCGGTATCGGCAACAAGAGACCCCATGGAAAAAGCCCATGAGTTGATCCCGGTAATACTTGCCTGCTGTTTGAACACCGGGTGGTATTCACTCGCTCCAGTTGTTGAATAGGTATTATAAAATGGTGCCTTTGTTTTGTACTGCTCGGCCCATGCAAATGAATTGCTATAACCCGCTGTAATTTCCTTCGAGGCGTAGATGGTATTGCCTACAGTAAAAGGTGTTTCGGATTGCAACGCCCCGGTTTCAAGACTCACACGTAAAGGACGCAGCGCATTGTAATTTCCGTAGGCATCGCCCTTATTGGTCAGCATCAGATAAAGATTATAACCATCATTACGCCAGAAGCAGCCGTAGTCCCCATATGCAATCCGATAGCTATTGGCTGAAAGAGATTGCACTTCCCCGTTTGAACGTAAATAACCGCTGAATTGCCCCGCACCGTTTGTCTGAAACAACAGCGAGCCGTCTTTATTTCGCTGTGAGTATAAATGGTAGCCGGTGTCGTCCCCCAGTTCGACTACAGATGGCCGGTCTACATTACCCCAGAGTCGCAAGGCTGCATTCTTGTCAGAGGTATTAGATGAATAAAAAGAGAGTTTTTTCGTATTCCCTGAATAAAATCCACCAAGTTGTGAGGTTAAATTACCTCTCACTCTCAGGCCGGTACTTGTGCTAATCGCCAGCTCCTCCTGCGAATCGGTACTGCCTGTCGCCAGACGGTATTCACCCCCCTGAACGGTTTCGTGCCAGATAGTGTCCGTCGCTCCGCCGCGCATTTTACGCAGATAATTTTTATTGCCTGTCGTCGCGTTAGAGAGTGCCGTTAAGTTATAGGTTGACTGTGTTATAGCGTCTTGATTCAACGTTCCGGTCATACTGTCGCCGAATTTGCTGACTCGCTCACTGGCATTTTTATTGGCCGCAGCTGCGCTGTCGTTAGCGACTTTTACCGCCTTCGGCGTCGCCGCCAGCACCTCAGACACGCTGTCAGTAGCGCTACTCAGCTGAACAATCCCCTTACGCGCCGTAGTTGCGTCCGCTGCGGTATACTTCCCGTTCGCCAGGTCGTACGCCGCCTTCACCGCTTTAGGCGTTGCTGCGAGCACCTCGGAGGCGCTGTCAATGGCGCTGCTGAGCTGCGTAAAGCCCTTGGCAGCAAGGGTCGCGTCCGGATGGCGGCGCGACTGCTCGTGCTCCGCGAGCTTCCCGTCAACGTAATCCTGCGTCGCCATTACCGTTGAGGTGTCTATCGTCAGCTCGACGGACGCGATATCGCTGACCATAATGACCATTCGCAACGTCTGCGCGCGCCCTGAGCCCTCCACCAGCGTGGGTTTATAGCTTTCAGCCATGTTCCCGACGGCAATCAGCGTTCCGGCATCGTCATACAGCCCCATCTCGCGCATCCAGAAACCGCCAACCTCAGGCGGGATCAGCAGCTCTGCCACGACATAGTTTTTATTCTTTTTGTCCTGGCTGATTTTATTCAGCGCATGGCGCCAGACTTCCTTCACCAGCTTTGTCTGGCTGGCATCAGGCACCGGCAACGCTCCGCCACCGTCGCCGACCGCCATCGCCGTAAAGTTCACTTTCTTGCCGTTCGGGACGGTTGCTGCAGCCAGTTTTTCGGCACCGGCTTTGGTGATAACCGTTTTATATTTCACTGTCATTGTGCTCTCACTTATCCGGGATAAACCGTGATGATGTCGCCGTCATAGCTCAGGGCGCCGGTATAGAGATAACCCGGTATGTCCTGGATGATATTCAGGCCAATAAGGTGGCGGCTGGCAGGCTTCGCATCGGCGATAAGCCTCTCCATTTCGTAATACATTTCCTCGGTGATGCCCGTGTCTAACACGCCGATATCCAGGCGGAAGGTGCCGGGCGGATCGTTGGTTTGCCACCACTCGGTAACGTTAATCAGATAGCCAAGCGGCTCCACCACGCGACGCACGGCGCCAATCGTTCCCTTGTGGGCATGAATAAACCACGCGGCGCGGATCACCTCCCGCTTGGTGGCCTCCGGCCAGTTCTCATCCCAGCGGTCAACCGAAAACGCCCACGCCAGCCAGGGCAGCAGATTTGCCGGGCAGGTATCCGCATTCCAGAGTTGGCGCAGCGGAACAGGCGTATTTTCGATGTCCGCACAGGCCCGCGCCGCGGCGATCTCAAGCGCCGATGAGCCAACCGGTAAAAGGCGGGTATTACTCATCGTTTCCCCCCACGGTTACACTGTAGTTGCTGCACCATGAGGCCTGAGTTTCATCAAGCACGATGTCCGCCGCGGGGGCGGTCAGCTCCACGCGCTGCACCCCTTCCACATGAAGTGCGGCGTAAATAGCAGACTTGCGGATATCGCGCCCCAGCCGGTGCTGCGCCGTGATATAGGACTGCAGCCGGGCCCTGGCCGCGCTAAGCACAGGTTCACTTTCAGGACCGGGGAAGAGAAATAGCGAGGCGGCAATGCTGTAATCAACAATCCTGGCTGACTGGACGGTCACGCGGTCGGCGACGGGCCTGACGTCCTCATCGTTCAGCGCATTGCGAACGGCGGCGAGCAGTTCCTCAGACGCCACGCCGTTATTCTCCCGGGAGAGCACGGAGACCGTGACGTTCGCCGGCTGTGGGCTGATCACAGAAATATCCGCCACACGGCCATCTGCGCTGCGGCCATGGAACTGATACGCCCCTGTTGAACCGGCCACGCTCAGCCCTTCCGGCGCCTGCTGGATGCGCAGACGAAAATCGGTATCGGACTCCATCACGGCCGGCGTGGGCGGGAACGTAGTGTCGTCGGCAGGGGTAATCACCAGACGCTCAAGATTAGCGTTTGCCCCAATCTGGTCCAGATCGCTGCCTGCGGCGTAGGCCAGCATGACCGCACGCGCGGCCTCGTTAACGCGCTGGCGCCAGATAACCTCCCGATACGCGTTCTCCTGCAGGAGCTTCACAATCGGCTCTGACTCCAGCGTCAGCGTCCGTGCAATCGCCTCTCGCTCCTCTTCCGGATAAAGGGAGACAAAGGTGGCCTTTCGTTCTGCCAACAGCGTTTCATAATCCACCTCCTCCACGACATCAGGCGCGGCGAGCTGGCTCAGATCAACAATAGCCATAGCGTTTAACTCAGTGAAATGGTGATAGAAAAGGATTGTCCGGAGGTCGGACGCGTGCCGGTGATATCGACATACAACGTCCCGTCGTTCTCCGAACGCTCGAAAGTGATGGCCGTCAGGCTTATCCGCGGCTCCCATTTCTGGATGGCGGAATAGCATGCGGCCATAATTTGTAGGCGTAGCGCCGGACTCTGCGGCCTGTCGATCATCGCCGCCAGCAGCGAGCCGTACTCCCGGCGCATGATCCGTGAGCCAATCGGCGTGACCAGAATGTCGCGCACGCTTTGCCGGATGTGGTCCGCCTCTGAAAGGCTAAGCCCGGTCTGCCTGTTCATTCCCCTGTAACGCACCGTCATTGTGTCCCCTTAGTCCAGCTTCCGCCGCTTTGCACACCGCCGTGCGCATGGTTGTCCACCTGCACCCCGTTGGAGGTGAATTGACCGCCAGAGTGTTGGATATTTCCGGCCATCACACCGCCCTTCTGCACTTCAAGAGAGGCGGTAATTAACCTGTTGGTACACACCACTTCAGGCGTATCCAGCGTGATGCGGGACGTTGACGTCACCCGCACCTCCGGCACGGTGGCGGTCAGCGACTCAGAGGCGGTAATGTCGGCCGTTTTAATGCCTGATACCGTCAGCGCCCCGCGCCCGGGCTCGTACTCGATGACCGCACCGTCCGGAAACGAGACATGGAGCGCGTCAGGCGACCCGGACGGCGCCGGATGGTCGTCCGAGAAAATGCCGGGCAGCACGAAGGCGGTATCAAGCTCCCCGCCGATGGCCAGCAGCAGCACCTGCTCTCCCTCGGAAGGAGCCCACCACACGCGGGAACGTCCCGCGCGGCAGGTTAGCCAGTTCAGCCAGGTGGTTTTCATCCCACCGGTCTGGACACGACAAAGCCCTCTGTTGAGGTCAACATCGGTCACAACACCGATACGAATCAGATTGCGGATCGCGCGAGCGATACCGTTCATGGAAGTTAATGTATTCATGAGAAGAGAATGCCGTTCAGGGCGAACGGCAGCAACGAGACGGGGTTTTCTGCGGGATGATACAACAAGCTGCCCAGACAGCAGGCCGCAGGCGGCCTTCAGAGCAGGAGCGTTAGTCCTCCCACCGGCTGACGAGCTCGCCGTTAATGTACAACTCTTTCGGACGCGTAACGGGCTCCGGCAGCGGCGGTTCGGGGGAGTACGTCGCGTGCAGAGCGCCCTGTTCCTGGGAAACGAGAATGCGCTCGGTCACCTGCACGCTGATGCTGATGTCCGTCGTATCGTCATCATTTAAGACGATCGCGAAGGTGTATCCGTTTTTGTGTCCTTCATCGAGTGTAAAAATGTCCGGTTGGTTTTCCCGAAGCCAGGCCAGCACCGGGACGAAAAATCCCTCGCTGTCGCCGGTGAAACCGCTGACTTTCGCGTTTAGCGCATACCGCTTTTCAAAGGAGAGTGAGGAGGCCAGGCGGGCGTCAATATTGCCGCTGCCGACCGACATCTGCAGGCGCTCCGGGTGAGCATTCAGCTGGGGGATCGCGTCAATTAATGCCTGACGCAGGCTCTTGAGTTTGTGCATCGAGTTTATCCTGACAGTCTTTAATGGTTTCCACCTGCAGCGCGCAGGCGATAAGGGCGTACTCAAGCCTGCGAATATCTGCGCTGAGATCGCCGTTAGTGGCGGGTTCGCTTCCCGGCATCGGACAAAGGCTCACCTTCGGGCAGGCGTTGTAAACAATGTGCTGCGGAGGCGCAGGCGGTGCGGGTGTGCAGCCTGCGGACAGCATCAGGCAGCTGAGCGGTATACCAGCGGCGTAACGCTTCATTTTCATTGAGTAATCTCCCGATAGTCGCTTCCCGTCTCGCCCGCTCCTCACCCGCAGTGAGCAACGCCTCACGGAGCCTCACCTGGGCGTTTTCATTGGATCTGGCCATCCGCTGTGCCAGGGAAAGCTGTTGATTAAGCGCGGCGAGAGCGTTTTTTTGCTCGCTGGCGACCCGGTTAGCGGTGGCTAAGGAGCGGGACAGGATCAGGTTGTCATGACGAAGCCATAGCGTGACAGCCAGCAGCCCGGCCAATATCAGCATGAGGACCCTCACGGCAGCCCCTTCATGCACCAGGCCTTCTCGCGAACGCGGCGGTTTTCCAGCCCGCCATTTTTGATGCCGTTGACGTACACCCAGCGGGTAAGCTCGCCGCAGGCCTGCGACCACTGTTTACGCTTAATAAACGACACCAGGGTCGAACGGCAGGCGGCGCCCGCGCCGACATTAAAGGTAAAGCTCACCAGCGCGTCGTAGACCCGGGGCGGCATTTCCACCGGCGCGCACGCCGCCAGCCGCCGCTCAACGTTGAGCACGTCAGCGACCAGGTTTACCGCGGCCTCACGCTCGGTAATGTCCCGCGTCGGCACGACGTTTGCCGTGTGGCCAATGCCTGACGTCCATACCCCGGCGCTGCACCGGTAAGGCGAGAGGCGACATCCTTCAAGATCGGCAATCAACGCCAGCCCCTCCGGGGACGTTTTCAGTAGCCGAAAGTCCGGCATGAGTACCGCCAGCGCAAGCACGCTGGCGATGCTGCAACGCTTAATGATTGAGTTCACGAATGCTCTTCTTATCGAGGCCCAGAGACTGGAGGTAGCGCCAGGTTTTTCGCTTAAACCAGTAATTCGTTAGCGCGGTAAAAATGGCGCAAAGGCTCCCCACGTACAGCGCGACTTTTTCAGGAGACATCGCCCCAAACCAGGCCAGCGCCACGGCCAGCCAGTAGGCGATAAACGTGGTGATCTTCTCCAGGCTCAGTCCCATAGGTTTACGGATTCTTTTGTGGGGGCGCTATCCACCTCCGGCATCTCTACCGGCGTGCCGTGAGGCAAGATAACGCCTAACTCCGCGAGGCCAGAATTGGCCTTCAGAACGGCTTCAACGACGCCTGCCGTGCGCCCATAAAAGCGAGCGCAAACGGCATCAAGCGTGTCCCCCTGCATTGCATAGATTTTCATCAGACGCTCCCAACATCCGGTTTTCCAGGTACCGTAGAGTTTCCCGGGCTGGCGGCCTTTTCGCTATCGCTGAGAGATGGGCAAACGCGGACACAACAGACCGTCCGCGAGCAGCGACGTGTGGTTCACCGGAAGCGCAAAATCTGAATGAGGGCGTGGGGACGGGTAATGAGTCGGGGCTAGCGCCAGCTCTCGTCTTCCCAGACCTCCCGGAGAATAGCGTCCAGCGCTTCGCGATCGGCCTCTCTTTCAAGCCCCTGTAGCTCGACTCCCGTCACTGAGCCTAACTTCACGTTTACCCGGGATGACGGAAACAGGGACCGTATTCTGCGGGTCAGCTCGCGCTGGAAGGCCTCGACGATGGCATGGCCAATCTGCCGATCTTTATCGAGGGTAATGTTTACCCGAACGTTACCCTCTTTTTTAATGCGTTCCGGAACAGGCGATGCCGAGAAAACAACGGTAAACGCGTTGTTCTTGATTAAATTTCCCCGCGCAATCTCGGCAATCAAATTCAGGGCAATTTCACGATCTCTTTCCTGACACGTTCCTTCTGTCGTCAGTCGCGCAATCATCTCGACTCGTTCAATCATGACCTGCTCGTTCAACTCTCTGTCCACACAACCTCCACCACGAGATACTGTATAAACATACAGTAGCACGTATTCATAAAAAGAGTGAAGCGAAAAATCAGAATGCCTTGCGGTATGTACATGATATCGATGGAGATTAGCGTTCCCGCTGGGTGAGCAGGTCCGTTAAATGCCCAATACGTTCGAGGATTTTCCGCGCCTTTTCCTGATATGAACGCGCCGCCGGAAAGAGCGATCCGTCAGCTGCGCCCCGGCACCATTTGTCGTTAAAGCGGCTGACGCCGCCCGACATAAGATGCAGGGCCTCTCCCCGGCTGATGGCGATTCCGGTGGCGAGCAGGATCTCGTCAATCACCCTCTCCGGAACCCCGTTCTGCGGATCCCGCTCGTAGACAAAGGGCGCCGCTGCGCCGGGCCGGATGCGTTTGATGCGTTCGGTTAACGCCCGTCTCGCCCGCCGGTTTAGGGGTTGAGAGAGATCGCTCACCGTACAGTTATTGACAGAACTCCGAGGAGGCGCAGGCGCATCCTTAGTGTCCACGGCCCGCTTCGGCACAATTTTCCACTGGGTGAGCCGGGTTAAAATCGGGCTTCCCGCGCCGGCGGCAGCATCGTACACGCCGCGAATGCGGACGATCTCCTCACCGTACTGGTTAAACCCGCCGCGCGGGGCATACAGCGTGCGCACCTGTAAATCATCGCGACGCACAAACGGCCCGCCCTGAGCAGTGACGTAACCCGCCCAGTCACCGGCGTCCGCAGCGTCATGGACGGTGGCAAACTCCACGCTCAGACCGCGCGCGGCCTCGGTGTCCGACAGTCGGCGCAGCTCGCGGTAGACCGTTACCGGCGCGCCGCCGATAAATTGAAACTGGCGAATGTGCCAGCGCCCCGCCCAGGCCGACACGGCGCACGCCGTCTCCTTCAGCAGCCCGCCGCTTTCATTATCGGTTTCGCCATCCAGCGCATAGCCGTCGATATTCTTTGAGATGTATTTGGCGATATAGCCGGTAGCGCTGCCTTTTTGCGGATCGATCGCCTCCGCGTGAAAGCGCGCCCGTCTGGCGCTTTCGCTCTGCAGCTCGGCGGCATCCTCCTCCCGCGCGTAGTCCCCTATAATCCGGCGAACGCATTCGACGTCTTCCGGCCGCATAAACATCAGCATGTGCCAGTGGGGCGTACCGTCGTGATGCGGCTCCGCAACGCGGATACCAAAAATGCGTCGCCCCTCCCGGTGCAGCTTGGCGCGGATACGCGCCCACAGCCGGGTAAAGTAGCTTTGCGTTTCCGCCGGGCTGGCCCCGTTCCACTTCGCGTTGGGGTAGCCCGACGTCACGGTCGCGTGATACCGCGCGGGGGCGGTTAAGGTATAGAACTCGCCCACGTAGCCCAGCGCCTGGCAGATATTTTCAAACCCGCGAATGCGGATCATCAGTTCGCAGCGGCGTATCGCCGGGTTGGCCACCGAGCTGTCGTATTTATCAATCAGGCTGATGCGGTTGCCCTCTTCATCTTCCAGCTCCATGCCCTTGAGAAATTCGCGGGTGCGGCGCTTCTGCTCGCGCCACTCGGTCACGCAGCGCTTGCTCGCATACGCCGTTCTCTTTTTGCTGACGTTGCCAAGGGCAATCTGCAAATGCTCGCGCCAGGCGGCCGCGATCCGACGCAATCGCCCGCGCCACCACGCCTCGGAAAACAGGCGGACCACCGCCGCGGCAACATCATCTTTGTTGAAAAACGTCTTCGAGACCCGCTCCCAGTGCGGGGGCGATACGTTAAACTGCCGTGCGATCAGCCCGGCGCGCTGATACCAGACGAACAGCGTCTGGTATTCCCCCATGTCAGCATCGTTAATATTCGCCAGCTCGCCGCGAATAAAGCTGGCGATATCGGCGGCCAGCAGGTCGATATCCGCGCGGGACATATCCGCAAGTCGGTTATAGCGGGCAACCAGCTCGACCATCCGCGAGGCAAGGTATTGCAGAAACCGGGTGTCGAAATGGCCGTCAAACACGGCCTGGGAAACCGCGCTGTGCAGGCCCGCGCAGGCATAGCGTTCAGAGACCTGCCGCAGGCGGGGCAGCATCCTGTTGCAGAAGCGGATCAAAAAGGCATTGGCCTGCGGGCTGCCCCGACGCTGTTCGAGGGCGTCGACCGTGCGCCAGACGTCAACGCGCACGCAGTCAGGCTGCTGTGAGAGGGCAATTCTTGCCTGCTGCAGCGCCGCGAAAAGGCGATCGCGGCGCTGCCGTTGGGCATGGGTAAGGTAGGGGCTGGCAATGGCCGACCGCGGAGCGTTCCACGGATAAGCAAATGACGTAGCCAACTCATCCTCCCCGGACGTGTTTACTTTTCATCTCCGCGATCTCCTGGCAGGTGACGCACAGGGCCACGCCGGGCACCGCCATGCGGCGCGCCTCGGGTATCGGGGCCTCGCACTCCTCGCAGAGGAAACGCGAAGGCGATGCGGGCCGTCTGCGGGCGTGATTAATGTGCCGCTCTCTGTCTTCCTGCTCGCGCGCCTGCGCAAGATCGATAAAATCGGCCATCAGTGCAGCTCCTGGGATTCACGCTCGTAGCGGTCAGCCTCCTGGCACAGCAGTTCGGCAACGTCTTCTCCGCTCATGCCGGTTTTGAAGATATGGCTCGCCAGCGCCTCCAGGCGCAGGGAGACCGCGCGGGCTCGCGCGCATCGTTCCTCTGTTTTTGCCTCCGTCAGCAGGCGTTTCAGTTCTTCACTTCCGAGTGGATAAGGGCGGTTTTCACTGTTTCGCATCACGCGTTCTCCTTAATTTCAGGCAATAGGGCGCCCGGCGGGTTTACGCCATTCGTTTTTTTGGTTGGGTTACATCGGCATGGTCAGCCGTTCAGGAAATAAACTCACGACAGCACGAAAATGGTTCATGGCGGTAATCAGCGCCCGTTTCTCCTCGGTCGTCAGCTCGCTGATATCGCACTCGTGGCGGGCTACCGGCAATCTCGCCAGGAAAAAGATGGCGGCCAGCGCCCTGCTGTTCTCCTCAAAACAGGGATCGCGCTTATCGCGCAGCTCGGCCATAAACCGCGCCAGCTCTTTTCCGCTATCGCTCCCGTATCGGGCGCGCAGTTCAGCGACGTGGTTAAGCCCGCTAAGACGCGCCCCCACGCTAAGTGGAACCCTTGCACGGGCAGCTTCTATCGCCATATCTCCCCTCGCGTAAATTCACGCACGCTAATGCGCTGATAACGGGCACAGCACGGCTTTTTCCGCCGTTTGAGGATTGCGATTTCAGAAGCCATGCTGCATGATTCCCATTTTGATACTGTCTGCAATCATTAGCCTCTGTTTGCCAACGCCTGCCGTTGATTGCCCGAATTTGTAATGATACTAATACTCAATCGAGTATTAGTAAATACCCAAAGGAACATATTTTGATATTGGATTCTCAAGTGAATAATGAAGAGTTACTCGATAGAATCTGTCAGGTATATGGTTTCACGCAGAAAATCCAGCTGGCCCGTCACTTTAATATCGCCGCCAGCTCGCTTCAGAACCGCTACGCGCGCGGTACCGTCTCTTACGACTTTGCGGTTCAGTGTGCGCTGGACACCGGTGCCAGCCTTCGCTGGCTGATGACCGGACAAGGTGCGCAGTTTGAAGGTAACCCCGCGCCTGGCGATCCCGTTTCGGTTTCCACGTTCACCCTTAGTGATGGGAGACTGGAAGAAAATACTATTTTGAGTATCGATTCTGCTGTCTTTAGCAAACCGCTGGCGCGCGGCATCGCCGTCCGGGCGGAGGGCAAGCTGCACTTTATTGAGAAAGAGGCGTCGTTAACCGACGGTCTGTGGCTGGTTGAGATTGAAGGCACCACCAGCATCCGCGACTTAACGCTGCTGCCGGGTAAAAAGCTCCACGTGGCGGGGGGCAAGGTTCCCTTTGAATGCGGTATCGACGAGATTAAAACGGTGGGTCGCGTGGTGGGGATTTACAGCGAGGTGAACTGAGGGCGTGCGGGTATCTGCACGCAATAAAAAAGCCAACCCCGCATTTCTGCGGCGTTGGCCCTGTTTCTAAGGCAGTGACGCTTACAACAGGTTAAAAGACATAACGCATGCCAAAGGTAAATTCATTAGAGACGATGTGTGCTTTCATCTGTTCGTCTTTTAAGCCACGCGCATTAGTGAAGTTGTTATATCCGCTTTCGATCTTACCCATATCGATATAACGGTAGCCCAAATCAACATACAGACGCTCAACCGGCATATAGCTGACGCCTGCACCTAACGCGTAGGTCAAATTGCTTTGGGTGGTCGAAGCATATTCACGGCCCGAGTTACCCTGCCAGCCGCCGACTTTAATCTTGCTTACGCCAAGGCCTGCCGTCCCGTACAGGGAAACGCCATAACCCAGCTCATAGTCACGATAAACATTGACCATCAGGCGCTCGGTTTCTGTTTTCAGGTGGTTATAGCTGTTGGCGAACGTGCTGGAACCGCTGGTGTATTCCGTTTTCTGCTTAAAGGTGTACTCACCTTCGGTGCGCCAGCCGTTACCAAACTGATAGCCCGCAGCAATCGCCGCTCCGCCAAAATGCTCTTTCTCTTTACCGCCGGTGAACTGCCCGACACCCGGGCGCGCGCTGGTATCCATCTCTTTCGCACGCTGCTCGATCTGCAGGTATTTTGCAGAAGCGTAATAGCCTTCCTCGGTATTTGCCGCCAGAACGGTCATAGGGATTATCGCGATCGGCAGGGCGACTACAATAGCTTTCATCTTCAT